CGCGTGCTGAGGATCGTCCGCACGTTCTGCAGAATCTCTCGCACCTCGTCAGACGGCGCGAAGTCGACTTGACTTGATAGCGTCACTGTGTACTGAGCCATTACGCCGCCTCCTTCAAGGTGATGCTGACCTCTGCAGAGACGCAGATGCCAAGGTTGTTGTGATACTTGCGCTCTTCACCGATTGATTCGATTACGAACTTTCCGAGATAATCTGGACCGATGAGCAAACGCTCAGCCTGTTTCTTCTCGAGCATTTTCTTGAGCTGAATGAGCGCTGCCAAAGGCGGGGTCCCGAGCATCGAGTTCAGCTGAATGTTGAAGCTGACCTCTGTGAGTCCTGGACCGATGTATTCAAGAACGGGTTTCTTGCCTATCACTTCGTGCGTCGCCCATCGAACCGAGCGTGAAACTGACAGGTCCTTGAAGGTGAATGTCACTGCACTACTGCAGAGAAAAGGCAGTTTGCCGAAAAGACCAACTGCCGAAAATCCCAGGCCCATTTTCTCCTCGCCTCCTTACAGCGGCGGACTCGTCGGAGCGCCGTCGCCTTGTTCTTGATGTTTGTGCTTCATGAGGCTGATGCCGCCCGCCGTCACGTCGCTCGAAGCTTCGATCTGGCCCTGCAGCTTCATGTTCCCTGTGACCGTCACCGCAGCACCTCCACCTCCGCTGACGGCGAGTCCGCCCTTTCCGGTGATGAGACCGGCGACATTCAGAACACCGGTAACGTCCGTCTTCGGCGTGTCAAGCGTTATGCCCGACGAGGCGTTGACCGTCGCGGTCGTGCAATTGATCGTCACCGCATTCGGCACCGTGATAGAGCCATCCTGTCTATTGAACACAACCTCCGTGCCTTCAATCGTGACGGTGAGCTTGTGCTCCGCTCGGTCGTAGCAAACGCGCGTGTCGTCGTCGAAAACTACCGTGCGGCGGTTTTCCGTCGATTCCGGAGGCGTCACCTCTCCCGCGTAGATCGAACCGAGAATGACGCCGTCTTCCTGCCCCTCGCCGAAGAAGAGCACGATGGCGTCCTCGCCGACGTCGGGCATGGCGTAGTCGTGATTCTTGAGCGAGTTGCGCTGAAGAACGGGGAGGTCGAAGCTCACGATGCTATCCTCGTCGTCGAAGACCACGCGGGCTGTGCATTTCGCAGGGTCGATGCTCGAGATTTCACCAATCTTGATGAGGCTCGGCACCCCCTCTGGCATGTCAAATAGGTTCATGCCGCACCTCCTCAGTAGTTGTTGTTGACGCGGCGAACCGAAAGGCTCGTCACGTAGCCGCTAGTGCTGACGCTGTGCGAAGCGCTCTCGATTATGAAACCGCCGTCGAAACTTCCGAATCCCTTGAGCTTGATGACGACACCCGCCACAAGGGACGTGTCACCGACAAGAGAAAGGCTGCCTGTCATCTTCCGAAGATTGAGCTTGCGCAGCGTGGCCTTCGCGATTCGCATCGCCTCGTTGATTGATGTCGCACGCTTCTTGATCTGGTATTCCTGCCCGTTGTCCTCGACGTCAGGATCTACATAGGTGTAGGTCATGACGGCCGGGTTCTTTTTGCCAGGCACAGCATCGATGTCGTACTCGTCCGACGTGTAGCCGCCAGCCGAGGATTTTTTCTTTTCCTTCGGGTTTCTGTACGAGATCGTGCAGCTCTTGTACGTCTCAGACTGTTGCGACTCGAAGTCCCACGAGAGAATGTCCGAAACGCCAAGCGTGAGCGTTTTGACGGGCTTTTTCTTCTCGTATGACGCCTGGTCGAAGATCACGATCTGCGAATCTGTCACCTTGATCGAAAGCCCGGCGTCTTCACATAGGCGCGAGAGGAACTTCAAGTTGCTTTCAGCCTTCTGATCTTGTCGGTCGTAGCTCGGGTTCTCCTTAGAATCAAAGAGGAGCTTGACTTTCGCGGCCGCCGCGATCTCCTGAGCGATGCCCTTGAGCGTCTTTTTCTCCCAAGCCTTCGTGATCATCTTGCGTCGGATCGGCGTGTTCATCGGGATCGACACTGCGCGCATCTCGAAGACACGAGGCGAGCCACTGGTGCGGAGCGAATCGACGAAGAACTTTCCGCAGAAAAGCTCGCGCCCTTTCTTCCCATCAACCGTCCCGGATGCGATGTAAGCTCGGACGACTTCACCGCCGTCCGGCTTCCACTTGCTCGCCCACTTTCCCGTCGGGTCCTTCAAAGTGATGCTGATTTCGTCAGCCTCATTCGTTTCCTTGTCATCGTAGGAAAAGGAAAGAAGATCAGGCAGGATGTCCTGCGTCACCGAAGTGCCGGCTTCGGTGAAGAGGAGCCTCAAATAGGTCTGAATAGGTCCACTCATCGCGCACCCTCCTGACGTTTCCAAGGCGGCAGGTTCTCAGCAAACTCCATTGAGTCAGTGTCAATGCCCGGCACATTGAGCACGACGCCCGCACTGAAGAAAACCGTCTTCCGGTGCTGTAAATTCGCGCGGATCAGTTGGTCCATCAACGCCTCAGAGCCATAGACTCGCTTAGCGATGATGTCCCACGTGTCCTGCGCGACGGTCGTGTATGTCTTCACGTCACCGCCTCCTTATGCAAAAGATAGACGCTGCTGATCCGCCAACAGACGGCGCAGGTCCTTTTCAAGCTGTCGGCGACCTTCATCAAGGCCGCGTTTCACGCCTTCGTAGGCGTCACCAGAGCCCCCGGAAACGTTGATAACAGGAGCGAAATTGACGGTGATGCGGCCACCCATGCCGACCCCGGCACCGAGCATTGACGAGAGTTTCGACAGAGGAATCACAGCCTCCGGCTCTCCGCCTTCGCCAATATTGGCAAGCGTCGAACGGGTAGCAATGCCGCCTTCAGCAAGCTGCGGAATCTTCGGCAAGTTGACGCCGAATGTCTCACCACCGAACTTTGGCACCCACTTCGGAATGTCCACAGAAATCCCGTTGATTGCACCGATTGCGCCGTTGACGAGGTTGATGACCCCGTTGATCGGCGCTTTCGCAATCCCTTCAAGTGCCTGAAACGCATTCGAAAAGATGCCCTTCACGTTCTCCCAGGCAGCAGACCACTGTCCGGTAAAGACGTTTTTCACGAAGCCGATCAGGTTCGAGAAGACGCCCCAGACGTTTTTAGCGACACCAGCGACAATCGCAAAATTTGCCTTCACGACCGAGGCGATATTCGGGAAGTTCGAGGAGAACGAATTCCACAGCTCGACTGCCTTCGCCTTGATCGTGTCCCAGTTTTTGTAGACCGCAAGCCCTGCACCAACGAGCAACGTGAAGGCCGTAATGACGACCCCAACAGGATTCGCACGCATGCCCCCATTGAGCAATAGCATCGCTGTTCGCATCAGCTTGGCCGTTGCCGTCGCTGCCGTCACAGCAATTTTCCAAGCCCCCATTGCAATAGCCTGAGCCTTGGACGCCGCAGTTGCGAGAACGGTACTGTTTCGCATCAGCGTGATGGCTTTCTGGATGTTGAGAAAGCCTCGATACATCGAGACAACCGGACTCGCCAACAACGCGAAGACAATTCGCACCGCATGGAAACCTGCAACAGCCCCTACAACTGCACCGGCAACCTTCATGAAGCTCAAGATCAGCGACTGGTTTTCAGTGACCCACTTGATGACACCCTCGCTACTTTTCACGAAGGCTTCTGCCGACTTTCGAACTGTCGGTAGGAGAGCCGTCCCAATGCCACCGGCAACGAGCTTGACAGCGTTTCCCGCGATTTGCATCGAATTCGAAGTCGTGTCAGCTCTGGACTGAAACTCTTTCAACATCGAGCCCGCGTACTGCGCAGGTTCGCCGATCATCTTGAAGTTGCCCGCAAGCAGGTCGCCCTGCTTGGCAAGCGTTGCCACAGCAGACTTCACGCCCGCTTCGTTACCGAAGAGAGCGCCAATGATCGAGGACTTCTGATCCTCACGGAGCCCGTTGATGCGCTTGAACACATCCTGAATGGCCTTTTGAGCGTTTTCAGAGCTCGACGTCATCATGTGAGCCATCTTGCCCGCGTCGATGCCGAGCGCTTCCATCGCCTTCTTCTGACCCTTCGTAGCGCCTTCACCAGACGACAGCGCGTTGATGAAGGACATCATCGAGGTCGAAGCGACTTCGGACGAAACGGACGCAGATCGGAACGAGCCGGCAAGAGCCGCAATCTGCTTCTCATTCATCGCGGTCAAGCCCTTCAGGGCACCACCGGATCGAGCAAGCACCTCGACGACGTCCTTCGCGGAAGCTGACGTGGTATTGCCGATCTGGTTGACAATGTCGAACATCGCCTTCGACTGCTCGATGTTGATGCCCATCTTCGACTGAATGTCAGCGTATGCAGCACCGACCTCATCACCAGTCATATCGAAGGCGATTGCCATTTGGTTCTGAATTTCAACGAGCTTCAGGGCTTCGTCAGCCGTCTTTGCAATGCCGGACTGGAAGGCGTTCGCCGCCATTGCCGTCATGTCCTCAGTGCTCTTCGCGTATTTCAGCGAGAGCTTCTGGATGCCGTCAAAGACTTGCTTGTAGTCATCCGAGAACTTGCGGAGCTCAGCCTGTTGATCTTCGAAGCTCATCGCTTGCTTGACTGGAATGCCTGCTGTACCGGTTGCAGAAGCCGCCATTGCACCAAGAGTACCGGCACTTGCCATTGCATTTCCGGTCAATTGCCCCTGATAGTCTTTCGCAGATTGCATCCTTTCGTTTGTTTTCGCGAGTCTTTCCTGCGCCGCACGCGCCTTGTCAGCCGCAGCAGCGAGCGCGTTTTGGCGCTGAATGAGCGTCTGCATGCGAACGCCGGTCGTGCCCATCGTGCCGTCAAGTTCACGAAGTGCAGCCCTGTTTCTCTCAAGGCTGTTCTTTGCCTTTTCAACAGCCGCCTTGGCACGATTGAAGTCCGCCACCATCTTGGCAGAAGGTTCGCTTGTCGCATGCATCGCACGACCAAGCGCAGCCACTTTTTGACTGGCCTGGATGTATTCGCGAGAGCTGTTTGCAACCTCTTTTCGCGCCTTGACCAAGCCATCCATACGTGCGGAATCGGCATTGAGTTTTGAGATTTGCTCGCTGAATTTGTCGACAGTCGAGCCTGCTTTCTTGAACGAATTGTTAAAGGCACCGGACAGCTTGCCGGCGATTGCGAAAGCAATGCTGTATTCCTTTACGCCCATTCGCTCCCTCCTTTCAAAAAGCAAAAAGCCCGCCGAAGCGAGCTTTCTGCACAAAAGAAAAAAGCCCGCCAAAAGCGAGCTCCATCTTTTCAAATTAGGGAATGCGTCAGAAAATCAGGTGGTACAGGCCGAAAAGAATCGCGACCCACAACAACACCCCAAAAAACGTCATTACGCCTTCAACAGCGCCATTCAATAAACGCATAAACATCCGATCCCCTCCTTAGGTACTCAACAGTATACCGTTAAGAGGAGCAGAAGTCCCCGAATAAGCAACTCACTTTCGTTTATTTGCCCTCGCTTCGGCTTCTAGCTGCTTCGTAATCGCCGCATTCCACGAGCTGAGCTCGACCAGAGGCTCTCGCATCCAGTCAAGCGCACTTCCTCGCATGATGCGGGCGATAGAAACCGAAGCAGATTTAACTTCTTCGTCAGGGTCGGTCCTTTCTGAGAACCCGATTACCCCAACAAAAAATTGCTGACCTCCTGAGCGACGCCGCAATAATCCTTTGCAGGAAGCCCAGTCATAAACTCGATCGGGAGCTTCGCAGCCTTGGCGGCCAGGAAGGCGCAGAAGTCAATATCAGCAGAAACCAACGGCGAGAAGTTGCCGAGTCGCGCCCATTCTCGCTTCGCGGCGGACACGTCCTTTCCAGTCAAGACATCAAGATCAAGTTCGAGCTCGGCGTACTTCTGGCCTTCGAATTCATATTCCTTAGAGAGGATGTACTTCATGTTTTTCACTCCTTTGTTTTGGGATTGCCGGGGCACGGCTCATTCCGCCCCCGGCGTTGTGCTTTACGACAAGCCAAGATCCTTTCGAACGCTGGCGAGCTTATCTTCCCCATCGAACTTGGCGATGAAGTTGTACTTGTCGATTTCGATGAGCTCCTTGCCGCCGACAATGACCTTCATGTAGAGCACTTCAAATTCAGTTTCGCTGTCGGTCGTGGAACCAACCTCGAACGATCCGAGCGAGATGCTCTTCGGCGTCGCACGCAGGGACACGCGCACAGGCACAGACGAATACTCTCCGAGCGCCGCATCGTAAACCTGCTGAGACCCTCGAAGATCAAGCGCGTGCGCCTTTTGATTCGCAAGCTTTGCAAGTTCGGGCGTGATGGTGCGCCAAGTGAAGGTCGCAGTCATCGAACCGAAGTGGCCGAGAATCGGGCTCTCAACTTCGCCAGCAATGCCTGCTCCGCTGACCGTGTCACTCATCGCCTCAATGGACGGCAAGTCCACATTCGCGACGCCGAGCAAGTCGTTTCCGTCGTTGTAAACGCGGAAGTTAATCAGGCGCTCGGGCACCTTGTTTCCAGTTGCCATAATTCAAGCCTCCTTTTATTCAAACAGCGTAGAGAGATAGCTCGCGTCGTACTCAAGAATGAAATCGATCTCGCGATTTGGCGACGGCGGCGTGATGTACACGTGAAAACGTGCAATGCCGTCCATCAAATCAGTCGTCGGGTTTTCGCTCTCAAGGAACTCCACGCGACCGCCGAGAATGTACTGGCGAGCCGCAAGCCCGTTGAGCCAAATGTTCGCGCTGTCAACGATCGTGTCAACCTGACGACGATTCAGCGGCGCATCAACGCGCTGCCAGAAGGTCTGAACAAGTGTGTTCCCGACCCAGTTGAACATGCGCCGAACCGGAATGAAGGAGTCCTTCACGTCCGTGTT